GTCGGTGAGCTGCTTGCCGTTGCCACCGGTGGCGGGTGGGCGCTGCTGGCTGTGGGTTCCGGGCTGTTTGCTCAAGTCGGTCTTCAGGGCAGTGAGCGCGTCGGCCGTGGTTTTGGCTTCGTCGCGCAGGGCCTGCAGGTCGGCGGCGAACTTCTTGGCTTGCGCGTCCATGGCTGCGGTCACCTGGTCGCCGAAGGTCTCGAAGCCTTTGAGCACCTCGCCGAACATGGCGTTGTCGGTGCTGGTCTTGCCTTTGAACTTGTCCAGCATCGAACTGAAACCCGCCTTGAACTTGGCCAGCGCGTCGTCACCGCTGGGGCCGGGTTCGTCTTCCAGTTCCAGCTTGAACTCCACGGCTTCGCTGAACACCGCGTCGGGGTGGCTCTTGCGCGCTTTCAGCGGGCTCTTGTCGCCCTGGGCCGCGCTGAATGCCAGCATCTCGGTGCCCAGGCTGGCGGGGGTGTCGGTCACACCCAGGCCGGTCAGGTAGGCCTCGCCGGTGTCGGCGAACTTGGGCGTTACCTCGATCGAGGTGTAGATCTTCTGGCGCGCTTTGCTCATTGCAACCAGCTCGGGTGTGGGGTCGAGCTGGGCAAACAGCGCCAGCTTGCCGTCGGCGTCTTGCTCAGACTTCACGGCCACCACGTCGCCATAGGCCTTGAAAATGCTGTCTGGGTACATGCCGCGCATATGCTCCATCCAGATGCGTGCGCCGTACTTCACGGGGCTGAAATTCTTGACGATCTGCTCAATCCAGCTGCGCTGGATAACGCGGCCGTCGGTGGTGGCGCCCTCGGTGGCTACGCGGAAAAACTTGCTTTTGGCCATGGTGTGCGGGGGGTTGGCTGTTGATGTGTCGCCATGATTTACCGCCTTCGCGCGATCCTCAACCCGCGCGCCGTGTCGGCTGGCCCGGTACATGCAGGGCAGGGCGCCAGGCCCCCGCTGCAGCCTTGTCGGGCCCGCTTTAGGCCCGAATACTCGGGGCCATGCCGGCCACCAAGCTCCGAAAAATCGACACTTCCATACTCGACACCCAGGCCGACAAGCGCCGCCGCGCCCGTGATTTGTATTGGCAGGGCTGGCGAATCACCTACATCGCCGAACACATTGGCGAGCCCAGAACCACGGTGCACGGCTGGAAGGATGCCGAAAAGTGGGACGAGGCGCAACCCATCCAACGGGTGGAGGGCGCCATTGAATCGCGCATGGTGCAGCTGCTGGCCAAAGACCAGAAGACCGGCGGCGACTTCAAGGAAATTGACTTGCTGGGGCGCCAGATTGAGCGCCTGGCCCGGGTGCGCAACTACGAAAAGACCGGCAAAGAAAAAGAGCTGAACCCGAAGATTGAAAACCGCAACGCGGCGCCCAAGAAAACGCCTGACCGCAACCACTTCGACGAAGACCAAGTCGAGCAGCTGCAGAACGCTTTTCGAGACTCCAACTTTGAATACCAGAAGGTGTGGTTCCGCAGCGGCGAGCAGCGCACCCGCATGATCCTGAAAAGCCGCCAGATCGGCGCCACTTGGTACTTTGCCCGGGAGGCGCTCATTGACGCCATCACCACCGGGCGCAATCAGATTTTCTTGAGCGCCAGCAAGTCGCAGGCGCACATCTTCAAGCAATACATCAAGCAGTTCGCGGGCGATGCTGTGGGTGTGGAGCTGTCTGGCGACCCCATCGTGCTCAGCAACGGGGCGCACATCTATTTTCTGGGCACCAACGCACGCACCGCCCAGGGCTACCACGGCAACTTCTACTTCGACGAATTCTTCTGGACCCAGAAATTCACCGAACTCAACACCGTGGCCAGCGGCATGGCCATGCACAAGATGTGGCGCAAGACCTACTTCAGCACGCCCAGCAGCGTGCAACATGAGGCCCATGCGCTGTGGAGCGGCGAGAAGTTCAACAAGCGCAAGCAGAAAAACGAGCGCGTCAAGTTCGACCTGACGCACGACCGATTGAGCGGCAACGGATTCACCGGCGAAGACCGCGTGTGGCGCAACATCGTCAACATCATTGACGCGGAGCGCGGAGGCTGCAACCTCTTCGACATCGAAGAGCTGCGCATGGAGTACAGCCCTGAAGAGTTCGAAAACCTGCTGATGTGCGGGTTTGTGGACGATTCACAGAGCGTGTTCCCGCTCGCTGCTATGCAGAAGTGCATGGTGGACACCTGGGAAGACTGGGACGATGTGAAGCCATTCGCCATGCGGCCCTATGGCTTCATGCCGGTGTGGGTGGGCTACGACCCCAGCCGCCACGCTGACGGCGCAGGCCTGGTGGTGCTGGCCCCGCCGGTGGGCCCCAACGGCAAGTTCCGCGTGCTTGAACGCCACCAGTTCAAGGGCATCGACTTCGAGGCTCAGGCCGAAGCCATCCGCAAGGTGACCCAGCGCTACAACGTGGCCAACGTGGCCATCGACACCACCGGCATTGGCCTGGCGGTGTACGAGCTGGTGAAAAAGTTCTTCCCTGCCGTGAAGGCCATTTACTACTCGCTTGAGGTCAAGCAACAGCTGATCTACAAGGCGCTGTCGGTGGTGGGCAAGGGTCGGCTTGAATTCGATGCCTCTTGGGTGGATCTGGCCCACAGCTTCATGGCGCTGAAAAAAGTGCTCACCCCCTCGGGCAACGCTGTCACCTACAACGCGGGCCGGTCGGACGAAATCGGCCACGCCGATCTGGCCTGGGCCACCATGCACGCCCTCAGCTTCGAGCCGCTGGAAGGCAACACCGGCCAAGTCAAATCCATCATGGAGATCTACGGATGACCCCAAACACACCCACCACCGAAGCCACCCCCAGCAAGGGCGAGGCCTTCACCTTTGGCGAGCCCACCCCGGTCATGGACCGGCGTGACATCCTCGATTACGTCGAGGCCTGGAGCAATGGCCGCTGGTACGAGCCGCCGGTCAGCTTCGAGGGTTTGGCCAAGAGCTTTCGCAGTAGCACCCACCACGGCAGCGCGCTGTATTTCAAGCGCAACGTGTTGGCCAGCTGCTTTGTGCCGCACCCCTGGCTCGACCGTGAAACCTTTGCCGCCCTGGCGCTGGATTTCTTGACGTTCGGTAACGGCTACCTGGAGCGCGTGCGCAACCGCCTGGGCGGCACGCTGCGCCTGAAACACTCGCTGGCCAAATACACCCGCCGCGGCGCCGTGGACATGAGCCAGTATTTTTTCGTGCGCGGCTGGCAGACTGAGCACGAATTCGAGCCCGGCACCGTGTGGCACCTGCGCGAGTTCGACATCAACCAGGAGGTGTACGGCCTGCCCGAATACCTCAGCAGCCTGCAGGCCGCCTGGCTCAATGAGAGCGCCACCCTGTTCCGACGCCGCTACTACAACAACGGGAGCCACGCCGGGTACATCCTGTACGTCAACGACGCGCAGCAAAGCCAGGAAGACGTGGACAACATCCGAACCGCGCTGAAGGAAGCCAAGGGGCCGGGCAACTTCCGGAACCTGTTTTTGTACAGCCCGAACGGGAAAAAGGACGGTGTGCAGGTGATCCCGGTCAGCGAGGTGGCTGCCAAAGACGACTTCTTCAACATCAAGAACGTCTCAAGGGATGACGTTCTAGCCGCCCACCGCATCCCGCCGCAGCTCATGGGCGTGGTGCCCAGCAACACCGGCGGGTTCGGCGCCGTGCTTCCCGCCGCCCAAGTGTTCGCCCGCAATGAGCTGCTGCCCCTGCAGCAGCGCCTGGAAACGCTGAACGACTGGATCGGCGAAGAGGTGGTGAGGTTTGATCCTTACATCATCGCGAGCACCGAGCCCAAAGCCAACTCGGGAGCCCTTCAATGACAGCCAAACCATGGATCGCCGTTGACTTTGATGGCACGCTGGCCAAATTCACCTCGGACGGATCAATCGGCGCACCCATTCAACCCATGTGGGACCGGGTGAACCAGTGGCTCAAGGAAGGGAAAACGGTTCGCATTTTCACCGTTCGGGCTGGCGATGATGAACAGGTCACCGCCGTTCAAAAGTGGCTCAAAAAGAACAACCTCCCGGTTCTGCCCATCACCAACATCAAGTCTGCCGGGCTGCAATCCCTGTGGGACGATCGCGCCGTCCGGGTGCATCGCAACACCGGGAAAATCTGCAACGGCTGCAACAGCGTGCAGCACAGCGGCCACGAAATCACCGACTGCTGACCTCTCCCCATGGGCTTTGCTCCCAGCAAAAAGCCCGCCTGGGGCAACCTTGGCGGGCTTTTTGGTGTCTGTCGGCGGTGAGTGGTCAGTAGTCGTTGTACCCGGTGATCTGGTTGATCTTGTCGCAGTAAGCCTGAATCGGCTGCTCCATGTTTCCAACCAACCCACGAAGTCCGTCGGCTTCTGGTTGTGCCAGGCCAAGACCCGCCGCCAACCCTTCACTCAGAACCAGCATGCCAAACGCCGTCTGGCGCATGCTGTAAACCAAGCGGTCCAGGTCGTACAGCTGCACACGGAAAGCCTGCTCCAAGTCGTCAACCCCCAGCGCCGCGGCCATGGGCCGGGCCACCTCGGGGCGCCGCAGGGTTTCCAGCACGGCGGCCAGCGTCAACACGGTGGGCTCGCCTTTGGGCTGGGTGGTGTTGGCTTGCGTGTTCATGCTGCACCGCCTTTCTGGGCTTGAAACACCCAGGCGTGAATGGTCACCCCGGCATGCTGGCTGTTCACCGTCTTCACATCCACAAAGCGCGGCGAGCGGCAGGCCCGCAGGTGCTTCTTCAGCGCGCCCAAGGGCGCCAGCATCATGTGTTCCTTCTCGGCCAGCTCACACACCTGCTTCAGGTTCAGAGCAATCAGTTCAGGGTTGCGCGAGTGGTTCACGGGGTGGCCCATGCGTTCCAGCGCCTCAACCGCAACCCAGAACTCCCGCGCCATCTCGCTGGCCTCTGGCGCCGTCTGCCCAATGGCGTCCAGCGGTGGCGCCGTCTGGCCCAGGTCGTGGAACACCGCCACCAGCTGCTGGTAAATCGCCTCGCGCAACTCGCGCCCCGTCTCCACCTTCAGCCGCTCCACCAGCTTCCAGCTGTGGTCCTGCAAGGCGATCAGCTGGGTGGTGGGCATGCCGGTGTGCTTGCCCACCGGTGCGCTGGACTGGATGGCCGGGCCGGGCTTGCCGGTGACCACCGCGTCAAAGGTGCGGATCACCTTCAGGTGGAAGGCTGGGCTGATCCACATGGCGTAGGCGTAGACCAGTTCGCGCACTGCGTAGGTTCCACCGGTGCGGCCCTCAGACTTTTTAACTGCTGGGATTCCAGCAGTTAAAGCCGGAATTCCGGCAGTTTGAATGGCACCGATGGGCTTCCAACTGTGCAGATCTGCACAGTTAGAAATTTCTTGGATCAGCGCTTGGGTTTGAACAAGCTGGAGCCAGTTGCCCGGCTTGTGGCGGTCTTCACCGCCAGCAGCCTGGTGCAGATCGTTGAGGGAGAAGCGCCCTTGATCGTCCTGGCGGACGTAGGTTTCTTCAAGGATGAGCGGGAGTGCTCGGGATGGGGTGTTTGCCATGATGGCTCCAGGTTGCAGGGTATTGAACCCGCCACCCTAGACGCCAAGAAGGGTGGCAGACCGTGCGGGTTGGCGTACCGGACCTGGGGCCGGCGAGAGGTCGCCCTCTCCCCGCACGGCCCGCCAAAACGGGTGTTTGGTGTGCTGTGCAGTGCAACAAAAAAGCCGCTGTCCTTTCGGGGCGCGGCTGTTGCGCCAGGTAGTTCCGGGACGCCAATCCCGTGTTCTTTTCAGAACGAAGCGGAGTGTACACCCGCCCGCGCAGGGTGTGCAACCGCCCAGCAACAGCCAGCCCACTGGAGCACGACACAAAATTGTGCCGAGCGTCAACCGGCGCGGCTGTGCATGAGTCCGCCGCGAATCGCCACGATTTACGGCAACAAAAGCGACTTATCCACAGGCGTCACGAGCGCCTGTTTTTCACCCTATATAGCCATCGTCTATCGGTGATTCTGTGCACCTTTTTTGCGCTGGGTGTTGAGCCAATTTCGACCCTCCACCAGAGGTCCTACAAGGCGTTAAAAGCTTTGCGCAGGCCCATGCCTACCC